CAGGGTCGCTTGCATCATCGTTCCTCAAAATGGGGGCTCGTCGTCGAGATCGGACCAAGCCGACACGGGGACCGGTTCTTCTTCGTCGGCGCCAGGTTCCCGCGGTGCAGGAATGGCTCCGAGACGGCAGGCCACGATGCGTGGAAATTCTTCACCGGCGGTTTCGCGAACCGTGATGTGGGTTGGTTCTGCCAATTGGCCATGGGTAGCGAGATCGACGGCATCGGCTGCGGAGGTCGGGCAAGGCTCCTGGCTCCGTTCGCTCCACCAGGCCTCGGCCTTGCGTCGCGCGAAGCCCTGGTGTTCGACGCAGACCCATTCTTTCTGCCACTGGTTCCAGCCGATTTCGTACTCGACTCGTAGGGTTTTGGGCGTCGTGTCATCGGCCCCGCGTTTGGTGTGCTCGGCATAATAGACCGAACGGACTTCATATTCGGTATCGGTGAATTGACCGGAGAGCACGCCGGCAGTGGTGGCCTTGGCCTCGTGCTGTTGCTTTTCCGGTGGCGGGAATTCATAGCCGCATTGCGGGCAACATTGAAACGCCGCGCCAATGACCGCCTGGCATTCCGGGCATTCCTTGGCTGGAGCTTCGCCGTCGCCTTTGCCGCGGTCTTCGGTGCTGATGGTCAATTGATCGACCGGCCCGTGGCGCAGGACGTTACCGCCATAATCCAATACCAGGCAGTCGTCCTTGCCGGCGGCCAGGCGGAAGCCGCGACCCACCATCTGGTAGTACAGCCCTGCCGAGAGTGTCGGCCGCAGCAGAACCACGCAATCCACATGCGGCGCATCGAAGCCGGTGGTGAGCACATTGACGTTGACCAGGTAGCGCAGGTCGCCGGCTTTGAAGGATGCGATGATGGCATCCCGCTCGGCGGTCGGGGTATCGCCAGTCACCACGGCGCAATCGATATCGTGGCGATTGCGAAGGACCGAGGCCACATGGTGAGCGTGCTGAACACCAGCGCAGAAGATCAGGGTGGCGGCACGCGATTTGGTCCGTTCAAAGATCTCCTCGGTAGCTGCTTGGACCAGTTCCTCGCCATCCATCAAGGCTTCGACTTCATCAGCGACGAACTCGCCACCGCGCACATGCAGGGCGGAGGTATCAGCCTTCGCCGTGCCTGCCTTGCTGATGAGCGGCGACAGGTAGCCGTCGCGGATCAGTTCTTTCACGCCGACATCGAAGCAGACGTGGTTGAGCATGTTTTCGGGCGCGCAGATCGCACCATCCTTCAAACGGAATGGCGTCGCTGTCAGACCGATGACCCGCACCGCTGGATTCACCACCTTCATCGCCTTGAGGAAGGTGAGGTACATGCCTTCACCATCAGGCGGAATCAGGTGAGCCTCGTCGACCATGATCAGATCGAAGCGGCCGAGTTCGTAGGACCGACGGTACACGGATTGGATGCCCGCCACCAGGATGGGCTCATCGGTGTCGCGGCGCTTGAGGCCGGCTGAGTAAACGCCGACGGGTACATCCGGGCAGATGAGCTGCAATTTCTCAGCGGATTGTTCCAGCAATTCTTTGACGTGGGCCAGGATTAACACGCGGCCATCCCACTGCGCGACGGCATCGCGGCAGATGGTTGCAATCACAGGGGTCTTGCCGCCACCGGTCGGGATGACGACACAGGGGTTATCGTCGCGCTCCGCCAGATGAGTGTAGACGGCATCGATTGCGGCTTGCTGATAGGGCCTCAACTGCACGGTTTGTCCTCTCGGGGATGGGCCGGAAGGGGCGCAGCCGCAGGTTCGATAGAATCGAGCGGAGCGAGATCGGACCGGAGGCGTGAGCCCCTTCCGAGGGAAAGAGCCTCCTGGATGGTGACCCGCATGCGGCCGCCGGGCACGGGGTTGCAGCGGGTGATGGTCAGGGAATCGATCTGGCTGTCGTCGGCGTAGACGCTGGCGTGTTGCAGCGCGTCGAGCAACGCCTTTTGCACGTTGTCCAAATCGCGCCGGCGGCGATCCGGCGGGTGGGCGTACATGGTCACCTGCAGTCGGCCCCGCATCGGCTCAGCGAAATGGGGCCGCAGCTGCCCGACCACTACACGCCGATATTGCCGTCCGGGTTTGCTGATCAGCGTGCGATTGCCGACCCGCCGGTAGTAATGGTTCAGCGATGGTGGCCAGGGCAGGTGCAGCTGGATCATTGCTGCTTCCGACGCTTGCGGGAAACCGGGCAGTGCCAGATGGCCGAGACCACATGGTCCTCGACGCGGTTCTTGCGAGCCCGGGCCAAGTGCGCATCGACCATGTCGCGCGCTTCCTGCTCACTGCGGCATTCGATGACACCGCCACGGTGGAATTCGACCTCGTAGCGGTGATGCCGCTCGCCTTCGGTGGTGACCATGTGGCGATCGAAGACGAGCGGCTCAGCTGGTGCGGAGGCTCGCATCAGCGTCGCGCCCAAGGCGGAGTGCTACCGGTGGCCTGCACAGGCTTACCCTCACCAGCTTCCTTCTTGGCCCAGGCCGAGATCTCGTTGGTGGGCTCGCCGGTATCACTGCGCGCGGTGACCTTGACCGTGATGGTCAGCGGCAGGTTGTGCAGCTCGGCCGAATCCTGCGGCGTCAACACACCGACCGCGCGACAGATGGCCGACAGCTCACCCTGGGCGATCTGCACGGTCTGGGCATTGGGGTGCTCCAGGTTGTGCCGGCTCCACAGCTTGCGGCCCTTGTGGTCACCGTCGATGACCTGGTACTCGACCTGCAGGAAGCGGCCGTTGCCGCTTTTGGTCGGCTTGAATTCCGAGGCGGCGATGATCGCCAGGTACTTGCCGGCGGGGATGGGGTCGAAGCCGGTGCTCGGTTCGACGGCGTTGGCGTCAAAGTTGAGTTGGACCATGGATGGTCTCCTTGTCAGTTGCTGATGGTTTCGGTGGTCGGCAGATGCTCGGCGAGGGCATCCCAGCTCAGGGGCAGCTCGTCGGGCAGGCCGAGGCGATTCTTGGCCAGATGCGACGGCCGCTCGGAGGTGCGAAGGATGCGTTCGCCCGAACCGACGCCCTGTACGCGGGTGCGGTTAAAGCCTTCATCGGTCGCCTTGGTGAAGACCTTGTAGTTGGCGAAGAGGACTTCGTCGCACCACTCGATAACCATGTCGCGAGCGGTCTTGTGCAGCCGCGGGGCATAGCGATCGAAGCTCTCGGTTTCCGGATTCTCGAAGCGTTCGACCTTGGCATGGGCCAGAAGCACGATGGCCATGCCGCGTTCATCGCGCAGCGCGGTCAAGCCATCCAGGACATCGCGCCAATGCGACAGCGCGAAGGCGTAGCCCTTGCCGTAGGGAATGTCCTCGATGTTGGGAACGACGCGGCGAGTGCAGACTTCGGCCCAGATGAGGCGCTCCAACCAATCGAGGGAATCGATGACCACGGTGCGGAAGCCATGGTCCTCCTGGTAGAGTGCGGTAATGGCATCGAGGACCTGCGCCAAGGTGGTCGCCATGGGAAAGCGATGGCAGTCGATTTCGTTGAGGCCGTCCTCGGTGGGAATGAAGACGGGGCGGGCGGCCTGAGCAGCGAAGGTACTCTTGCCGATGCCGGGTGTACCGTAGCACATGAGGCGGCGCGGGCCCGGACGCGGACCGTTGATGAGGGTGTCGAGCATGGGATGTCCTTGAAAGAAGTTGTGAGTTAGAGGTAGTCGAAGGTCCGGAGGTCCTCGTAGTCGGTCGGCCAGGTGTCGGTCTTCTGGCACTGCTCGAGGCGTCGCATGGCGGCGAGGTTTTCGCGCTCGGCCTGATCGAGAATCTCATCGGCGATGCGCCAGACGCCGCAGCGGTAGGGCTCGCGTTTTTCGACGGCGATGATGTGCACCGGCGGGGTCTCGCCGCAGGCCTCACGGATCAGGGCCCGGTAGAAGGCCAACTGGTAGGCGTATCCGAAACGGCGCGCGTCGCTCTCGAACCAGGTGAGATCATCGCAGGTCTTCAGGTCGACCAGGCCGGCCTGATGTGAGAACCAGTCGAAGCGGCCCTGGCAGTCATGGCCACCGTAGGGCAGGCGAACCACGCCTTCAGCCTGTCCATCGGTCAGCAGCGATTTGGCCAAGGGATGGTCAGCGACCCCGCCAGCCATGGCATCGATAAGCGCAGCCTGATCGAAACTGAGGACCGGCTTGCCCAACTCGGCAGCCCACTGGTTGAAGGCTTTGGTATCGCGGCCATAGGGCTTGCCGGTGCGTTCGTTGATGGGGCCACCAACAGCGAAGCCAGCATCATAGGTGTCGCGACCCTCAAGGATCAGGCAGTGAGCCGCGCGGCCGAGCAGGAAGGCACTCGATTCCGATTCGCGCACCAGTCCGAGTTGGCGTTTGCGATAGAGTTGCGGGCACTTGCGAAATTCAGCCAGCGCATGGCTGCTGAGATTATGTGCTGCTTTCTGGCGGTAGACCGGATCCGGCTCGCTCAGCAGAAAGTCGTCGGGTTGGGCGGTGGCGATCATGGGGCTCCTCTCCTGGTCCGGCTTCCCGTCGCCGGCCACAGAGTTGTTCCCCGCTGGTCAGGCTCATTCCCCATGAACCTGCGCTGTCATATGTGTTCATGAGCCTGTCATGTGCGCGCATGTCGCCGCATGCCGGACGATGAAATGGTCATCGATTTCAACATGCGGTGGGGACTCGTCACGATGAGCCCTACGGAAGGGAGCCAGCGTTTGTGGCTCAATTGGCGTCCATGCCCCAGGTGGTCTGGGGCGCTTCATCACTCTGAGGCCAAAGGACGCCGACATGACTTCTTACAGCACCAACAACCACGAAACCCACGATAACAGCATCCCGCGCTGGAAGACGGACCTGATCCAGATCCGCGCCAGGCGCCTGGGATTTCAGACCCATGAATTGGAAGAAATTCAGCAGGACTTGTTGCCTAACGTGGTCGACTTCCGCTTCGATCCCAGCAAAGCCAACGGCGGCACCGAGCGCACGGCGCTGACCAGGGTCATCGACAACCTGTTGATCAAGATCGTGCGCAGTCGCGGACGCTACCAGAAGATGGTCAACACGGTGGCCGAGCAGGCGCAGCATGACGAGGCCTGCCGCGAGGATCTTGCCGAGGCTCCGGGCATCACCGCTTGGGATCGCCAACATGATGTCGCCGACTGCCTGCAGCGCCTCGATGACGAGGACCGCCTGGTCTGCGAAGCCTTGGCCGAAGGCGAGGCGGTGTCGCAGATCGCCCGACGTCTGGGCCTGAGCTGGTCGGCCATGGAAGCGGTGATCGCCCGCATCCGACAGCGCTTCACCGCCATGGGCCTGGATGCCTGGATGAGGTCGGCCTGATGGTCGCCGTGAATGAAAATGCGGCGCGCGATGATGTGGGGCCGGTGGCGATCGAGCTGCTGGCCCTCGGTCTGCGCCGCCACCTGGCCATGCAGCATGGCTTGAATGAGTCGCTGTTGAGCGAGAGACGCGACAACGAAGTGGCTATTGGGGACCAGTCTGGCCACATGTCGGAAACGCCCCCGAACCAGGCGTAATGGAGGAGAATTATGAAACCAAAGTTATCGGCGGAGATCGCCAAGCTCGATGACATGTCGGTGGCGCAATTACGTGCTTACCACCTGGCGATGTTCGGTGAGCCGACCTGCAGCCGTCACCGGATCTGGCTGGTCAAGCGCATTGCTTTCAAGTTGCAAGAACAGGCCGAGGGCGGTTTGACTGAACGCGCTCTGGCCAAAGCAGCGGAACTTGCCGAAGG